AGTGTCACCGGCCTTGCCTTGCATAATCAGTGTTAAATCGTCCAGTTCGTTCATTGATTGCACCTCCGCTTTGTGGTATACTTTAGTGAAGATGCTGCCCTGCGTCTGCCCCCGCTGCCCGGCGGGGATTTTTTATAAGCTCGGTATGGTCTGGATAGCGCAACCCTCCCGCTTTACACCATGCCGTTGTAGGCTTCACGCAGCATCGGGCCGAACTCGTCCGGGTTGGCTACCAGCCACGCAAGGGCGGCAAGCTCTTTGCTGCCGTAGTGTTCGGCGTTCAGCCTGTAAGCGATGTCCGCCACCGCACGGTCAAGGTCTTGCCTGGGAATAACGCCACTTTCCAGCGCATCCATTGTGGCGCGGGCCTCTGCCTTATCAGTGAAATGGATTTCAATGTGGCGGCCATCAGCTGAAATCATGGAGAGGGTGGCGCAAATCTTACCTTTGTTCTTCATAAAATCTCCTATTCTGGCGCGGTGTGGGCGTGCCCTCATCGTGTCGTTTGTTTGTCGTTGGTTTGTTAGATTCGGAACAGCGAGAGCCTACAAAGCCCACCGTTATGCGGAAAACTGCGTGTTGCTGGTGTGTTGATTTCTGTGCCATTACTGTGCCCTTCGCCGTGCCCCTTGTGGTTGCAACGTGGTTGATATCCCATGCGGGAAATTGCTGGTTAGCATTTGGTTGCAAATGGTAGCTTTTGGTATCTTTAACCTGCACTCAAATTATTTCCGCTATGCCACTCTGGCACAAGGGTTATGCCAAAATGGCACAAGGTTCACTGTTAGACGGCTCATTTTCGCTCCTACCTTATGCCAAAATGGCATAACCAGTGAACTTTTTAGCTGTTCTGCCTTATGCCATTTTGGCACACATATTTATATATAAGCCACCTGGTAGCGATTAAGGCGGAGTTTTCCAGCGAACAGAAAAGCGGTAGTCGGTCTTTGTACGATTGCTTTTTCCGCTTGCCGTAACGTCAATAAAACCAGCCTTTACAAGCGCTTCAACATTCCGTATCAATGTGCGGTTTGCGATCCCGTAGTTTTCAGCCGTCCGGCGTGAAAACTGAAAATCTGGTTTTCCTTTTGCTTCCAGAATCATACACTGGTAGCACCAACGGTCTGAAGATGTCAGTGCCAAAAAGGCCGGGTGCTGCATCAGCGTGGCCCCCATTTGGATAAAAATAGGTTCCGTACTATCCGCTGTCCCTGCACACCAATACGGGAGCTTATATGTAGGTTTGGAAGATTTGCGGCTCATAAATAGTTGTCAAGGTCCATCTGACCAAGAGGGATACCCAGCTTACGAGCAACAGGGGCGATTGATTTCAGCCCATGCTTACACCGCGCGGCCTGGACGTGGTAAAAGGCGGCCATTTCTTTTTGTGCGGTTTCCGGGTCATCACTCGGTAGGAAGTACCCGCCGTAGCCGCCAGGCGCATACAGGATGATCTCGCCTGCGTCGCGTGCCTTCATAATCAGGCTGCGCAGGCCGCGCGGGGTAGTCTCCAGTTTGGCGGCCAGCACATCGGCGCGGGTCGCGTTCTCACGACCGTGTTTTAAAACTTCAGTGATTCGCATTGTAATACTCCCTTCAAAATGATAAAATGGGAGTGGAGATGGGCTTGCCGGCTTTTCTCCACCCTTTGGCCGTCTGGCGTGCTGCAACACGCTGGACGGCTATTTTCGTTGTCATAACTCCACCCGGTGGATACCGGGCTGCGGTGGTGGCTCGCCGCCGTCCATCCAAGCCGCAAGGCTGGTAAGATTCACGAGCGTCTTGCGCCCGCACTGGACACTGCGCACCGTGCCCGCCTTGCAAAGCTGACGGACTCGGTAAACAGGGATGCCGGATGCTTCGGCGGCCTGTTGGATGGTCCCCAGCCGGGGGAAATCAAGATTCATCATTGCTTTTCGCCTCACTTTCGTGCTGTTCCTGGGCCATGCGCTCTGCGCGGCGCTCCCACTGGTTTACAGCGTACTGCTTGCACTTTTCACGGTTCTTGCTGCGCCATGCGCGCATATACTCCGCGCGGGCTTTCTTCGCTGCATCAGTCATCAAAACACCTCCTTGACATATCACAAGCAACGATTTATAATGAAAACACAAACGATAATAAAACCACTTTTGATATCGTTACTAGTATTATAATCAAAACTGAAGCCGTTGTCACAAAATTACAGGTTGTTGTATTTGTGCGGTAATAAATCAACAAATAGTATCATCTGTAGTACTATTGGAGGTTGCTATGCGGAAAAAGGTTTCTAAAGACTATATAAGTGATGTCGAAAATTTCGACAAATTGCCGATTTACAGCAAACGAATTCGTAACTATCTGAACGAAAACGGAATAACAGCAAAAGAGCTGAATCAAAAAGCGGGCTTTGCTTCACCAAGTGCGGTTCCAGAACTTATAAAAGGCACGCGAGACTTGTCGCTTGATGCAGCAAAAAAGCTATGCTCAGTTATGAACGTTTCGCTCGACTACCTTACAGGGCTTACGGACGTGCGGACTATTGATGTAAAAATTAGAGATATATGTAAGTATACAGGGTTAAGTGAAAAGGCTATTCGAATCATTACCGGCAGCGAACCAGTAGATGTTGTCAATGAATATTCAAAAGAGGATTTAAAGTTACTGTCAGATTTTCTATCGGATGGAGCACTACTGCTTTTTTTGAGAGATGTAGATGCAAGTCGAAAAAGTATTGAAAAAGCTATACGCACAAGTGAAAAAATGTTGTCCAATCCAGATTGTTACTTATCCGATGGCGACGGTGGCTATGATTACGCTTACTGGCATGAAAAGACCTGCGATGATTACAAAGACTTTAGACTTTGGCGATATGAAGCCATTGAAGCCATTACAGACTATGTAAAGAGTAAGCTGGCGCATTCTGAAGAAAAGTATCAAGATTTGATGGCTAAAATCGTAGCGCTATGTTAAAGGTGGAGTTTCAAGATGGCGAACATAACACCACGAAAAAATAAAGACGGTTCCACGTCCTACCGCGTCAAGGTCTCCGCCGGGGTAGGCGCTGATGGGCGGTATATCTACCGCTCGGCCACATTCACACCGCCGCCAAAACTAAGTGCACGGAAAGAAGTAAAAGCCGTGCAAGAGTTTGCCGATGACTTTGAGCGGCGCGTTCAAGAGGGATTGTTTGTTGCCAATGATTTAACGGTTGACGGCCTTGCTGAACGCTGGATGAAAACTTACTGTGAAAAGCAGTTAAAGCCACACACTGTATCCGACTATCAAAAGATGCTGCCGCGCGTCTCTGCTGCCATCGGGCATATTAAGTTAGCAAACCTTCGGCCCGGCCATATTCAGGAATTTTATAACCGGCTGGCGCAGCCCGGAATCCGCGAAGATGGAAAATATAAGGCACGGTCTGCATTTATTACGGCTTTCCCAAAAGGTACACGGCTGGCCCTGCTGCAAGCCGCTAATGTATCACAGCGCACACTTACGGAAGCAATGTGCGGGCGTAATGTCTCTAAGCGTTCAGCCGAAAAGATAGCCGCTGCCGCCGGATGGGCTTTTACAAAGGCCTTTACCTGTACCAGCGCAGATACTTTGAGTGCCAGGAGCCAGCGGCATTATCATTTAATGCTGTCGTCCATGTTCAGCACCGCCGTTCGTTGGCAGCTGATGGACAGCAACCCATGCGGACGCGTCACGCCGCCAAAGCTGGACGAAACCGATGTTGAATTTTTGGATGAAGGTCAGATTGCCTCTTTATTGGAAGCCTTACCGGACGCGCCAACACAGCTTTCTGTGATCGTGCAGCTCGCTTTGTTCACAGGAGCCCGGCGGGGCGAAATCTGCGGCCTGCGTTGGGCAGACATCGACCTTGACGCGGGTGTAATAGCTGTAAACCGAAATCTGTCGTTCATTGCGCACAAAGGCCCTGTATTTGATTTGCCGAAAACAAAAAAGAGCCGCCGCTGCATAAAATTGAGCGACGACTGTATAGCATTATTGAAAGACTATAAGCAATGGCAAATGCGGGAACGGCTGAAAGTCGGTACATACTGGCAGCGGGAAGTTACCATAGAGGGCGGCAAGCGCGTCAAGAATGATTTGTTGTTTACCAAACCCGACGGCAAGCCGTTTGACCCCAACAAAGTTTCTTCGTGGTTCCCGGTGTTTTTGCGGGAGCATGGTCTGCCACCCTGCCGCTTCCATAGTCTGCGCCACTCCAATGCAGCGCTGTTGATTGCGGCCCATGTTCCTGCAACAACGGTTGCGGGCCGTCTGGGCCATGCACAGGTATCGACAACGGAAAACATTTATGCGGCTATGATTCGTTCGTCTGATGCAGCGGCAGCGGATGCGCTGGGCAGTGTCTTTGAAAGAATCAAACAGCGTCAAGAAATCGGCTGAAAATGCAGTTTCAAAAAGATTTATGCCCAAATTATGACCATTCGCGTCAAAATCAGCTTGAATACAGGCAAAAAGAAAGCCCCGACGCATCGTGTTTTCAACGATGTATCGGGGCTTTTCACTTGGAGCTGGTGGCCGGACTTGAACCGGCGACCTGCTGATTACGAATCAGCTGCTCTACCAACTGAGCCACACCAGCACGCAAGACAACAATAAATATTATACAGATTTTCCCGGATAAGTCAATACCCTGACGAAAATTTTATTGCTGTCCTGCGGGATTGTAGTTTACTCCGCGTCCTCGCAGAAGGCCTTGAAGGTCAGGTAGGCCATGTAAACGTCGGCCTTGGAGACGATCTCAAACGGAGAGTGCATCGAGAGCACGGGTACGCCGATGTCGATGGTGTCGATGTCCTGATTGGCGACATACTTCGCAACCGTGCCGCCGCCGCCCAGGTCGAGCTTGCCCATCTCGCCGATCTGCCACACAACGTTGTTGGCGTCCATCAAACCGGTCAGGTAGCTGACAAGCTCGGCGGAGGCATCGCTCGTGCCGGACTTGCCGCGGGAGCCGGTGTACTTGTAAATGGCCACGCCGCGGCCTGCGTAGGTGCCGTTGTCGGGCTCAAAGGCGTCTGCAAACGTCGGGTCGTAGGCCGCCGTAACGTCAGCAGACAGGCACTTGGCGGCCTTGCAGGCCGTGATGTAGTCCGCCCCCTGCCCTGCGCAGAGCTGCTGCAGGAAGTGGAAGGTGTACATGCTGTTCAGGCCGGTGACGCCGTCGGAGCCGGTCTCCTCCTTGTCGGTCAGGACGCAGACGGAGGTATAGGCGGGGCTCTTGGTCCCGATCTCGGCCATCAGCGCAGGGTAAGCGTCCACGCGGTCATCGTGGCCGTAGGCACCGATCATAGCGCGGTCCAGACCGATGTCGCGGGCCTTGTAGGCAGGCACGACCTCGATCTCGGCGCGGGTGAAGTCGCGCTCGGTGATGCCGTAGGCCTCGTTCAGCATGCCCAGGACGTTGAGCTTGACGCGCTGCTCGGCGTCCTTATCCTCGATGGGCAGGGACGCAATGATGACGTTGAGGTCCTCGGCGGTAATGCCCTCGGCCAGCGTCTTGGCGCTCTGCTTGGCACCCAGGTGCGGCAGCAGATCGGTGATGCAGAACACGGGGTCGTCGTCCTTCTCACCGATGCAGACGTTGACCTTGGTGCCGTCGGCGCGGTAGATGACACCGTGCAGGGCCAGCGGGATGGTGGGCCACTGGTACTTGCGCACGCCGCCGTAGTAGTGGGTGCGCAGGTAGCCGATGCCGGTCTTTTCAAACACGGGCACAGGGCGCAGGTCGAGGCGCGGGGAGTCGATGTGGGCAATGTTCAGGTGGAAGCCCTCCTCGAGGTTCTTCGTGCCGATGGTCGCGGCCAGCACGCACTTTTCGCGGTTGATGGTGTAGACCTTAGCGCCGGGGGCGTAGCTCGTGCCGGGCACAAACTTCTGATAGCCGGCGGCGGTCAGCAGCTTTTCGCTGTAGGCCGTGGCCTCGCGCTCGGTCTTGGCATTGTCCAGGAAGGTCTTGTAGCCCTCGCAGAAGTCCTGCGCGGCGGCAATGGCATCGGGGGCCGCGTCGGCTACCGTTTCATTTTTATAGAGCAGATTTTTCAGTTCCTCGGTGGTTTTCATTTCGAGAATCCTTTCTAAAAGTTATTTATAAATCTCCGAGTAGTGCTGATAGCTCTCGGTGATTTTTTTTACGTAGAGCCGCATCTGCGGGTAAGGGTAATGGTCCAGCGTAACGCCGTCCGTTGAGTACGCCTCCTGCCCGAGCAGACCGTCCACGGTGCCCACGCCGCTGTGGTAGGCCGCGGCGGCGGTGGCCAGATGGCCGCTGTAGCGGTCCAGGCAGTAGCTGACAAAGTAGCTGCCGAACCGGATATTCGTCTCGGGGTCGTAGAGGTCGTCGAACGTCAGGCTCTCTGTCGGGGCGATTTTCAT